ACATATAGAATCAAGTGGAGGTTTATTAAACTTTTTTGCAAGTTCGCTGTTGAGCACGATTGGATTTTCTACCACAAAAGAAAATTTAGTTGAACCAATACCTGGTACGGCAACCGCCCCATTATCACCATATGTGCAATCAAAGAAAGGTGGTCGATACGGCTTGATGCGCGGCGAAACAGCAGCATCGGGTCTGGCCAACATGGATAAAACTTGGCTTGGCGTTGAAACAAAAAAAGGTAGCGGTGGTTTTTTGGCTAGTGTATTGAAATCGATAGCCAGTACAACTGGGCTGTTTAGTAAAACAGGAAAAAAAGCAGATTGGTTATACAGACCAGAGTACAAAACAGGTGATAGTCCATATATTTCAATGGTTGCGGATAGTAATGGGTTATTGTCTTATATCGGAAATAGAGCACTACGTTCGGCTGGAGGTAAAGATTATGGCCGTTTTTACAATGACAGTAGAGACCCGTTGAACTACACACAACTTGTAGAAAAAAGAAAAAAAAGAGCAAACACAGAATCTGCAAACATACAAACTGATTTAGAATCACTTGCACTTGGAATACCAGCGTCGGAATCTCCTACAATGGATGTTCCGGATAAGGGGAAAGATCTTGACACAAACCTTGGTGCAGGTGATGTAATTGTAAGCGGCCCAGTCCAAGATCCTGTGATTAGATACGCTGGAGAGTTCCAGATGACCGAGAGGTTCAACAAAGATACGAAACATGATTTTGGAACGATTGCTCTGTATAAAAGAATGTTTGATTTAGTCGAGGGGCAGAATACGGAAAACCAGCATCCGATGTATAACAAGTCTGCTGAAAGATATAATACAAATACATACACCAGCATTGATGCCTCAAACAACTACAAAAAAATACCATCGGACAAAGGAGCAACTCCATACTATACGTTTTTCTCAGATAAGAACATAACGTTGGAAGACAAAGGATTCGCCAAAGCAACAACCAAGAATAATCAATACGGTAGAGATAATTATAATAATTTAGAAACTGTTGAAGAACGAAATTTTAAAAGACTGATATACATGGGACAGGGGTCCGATCAGTCACAAGACATAATTTTCTTTTACTTCAAAGATCTTATTCATGATCTTTATCTTCCATTCAGAGCAACATTAGGTGGTATAAGCGATCAAAATAGCCCAGAATGGGATCCTGTTAAATATATGGGTCGTGCGGATACATTGTTTGTTTATAAAGGATTCACGAGAGACGTAAATTTTAATTTTAGAGTTTACGCCAATAGCGTATCTGAACTCGTTTCTATGTGGAAGAGAATAAACTATTTAGTTGGACTAACGAGACCAAGTAAATACACAGACCGCGCATTAGCCACGGCTGGAGAAGCTGCTGAGTCTGGTGCAGAAACCGACTCAACTGGGCGTGAAAGTGGATTCATATATCCTCCTATGATAGAATTTAGAATAGGAGATTTATATGTAGACCAACCGGCAATTTTGAATAGCGTAACCACTAATATACCAGATGATGCGAATTGGGAAACGTTAAGATCAGACGAATATGTATATTATTATGGAAACAGTGAAGAAAAATCAATCAAAAGGACTGCAACGTCCAGACAGTTACCAACAATCGTTGACATAAGCGTCGGTCTAAGACTACTTGAAAAACAACAATCTCAAACCAGTAATTATCATTTTGGACCAATTACGGGATGGGAGAACACGCTGTAATATATGAATAGATATAGCACCAGTGAAAATAATGTGTTTAAGCGATATGACGGCAAACGAGTTTTTAGAACTACTCGGTACCCAAAAATTCCCGTGAATATAAATGACATATATATAGTGGCAAACGAAACGGACTATTTGGACAGTCTTGCGTATAGATTTTATAGAGATATTACACTATGGTGGGTAATTGCGCAGGCAAACGGAATAAAAGCAACACTCAAAGCACCGACTGGTGTGCAAATTAGAATACCACAAAACATAGACGATATTATCGCCAGATTTAATCGAGAAAATAATACATAATTGTTATGAGTAATGTAACTGTAGTGCCTTGGGGATTACACCCGCTTTCTGGATGGGTTACGGATGAACTTAAACGGCGTACCAAAGAATATGGCCAAAACCCAACCCCCGATGCATCCAAACCATATAGTGGACCAAGAACTGCGTGGGCAAGAGTTTTTTCAAACGGAATATCCAACCACCCTGCTGCCAAAGGAAAAGATGGATTTGTACTTGGTGGTACATATGGGTTTGCTGAAAGTTATGGGTTTAATACGGAAAAAACTATAACAATAGGGGTTGATGCAAAGGGAGAACCACATAAGATACCTTTTGATAGAGCAACAACGTCAAAAGGAAAAGACCAAGCAGACTTTCCACATAGACCACCTCCCAGTTTAACGAGCGTATCTTGTGAATTAAACGGATCAAACTCCAGTTTTCCAAATTTGTGCAGAAAAATTACATTCAATTGGCGTTGTTTTTCGCTGGCTCAATTGAACTATATGATGCCTTATTTTCTTAATCCAAGAATAACTTGCTTGGTTGAATGGGGATGGAACAACTACAACCGAGCCGCGCTGGCTGATTTATCTGATTTGGACTGGATAAATGAGATGTTCGTGGATCCCAGCTATACGTTGGAATATATAAAGCAATCGAACGGAAATTATGACGCCGGTCTTGGATTTATAACTGACTATGGATTTAAAATGAGTGAAAACGGGGGCTATGATTGTTTTACCACCATCATAAATGCCAACCGCCTGATAGAAGGTGAGCAAATTGCCAACAAGGTTGTTACGGTTAAACAAGAACAGTCACAATTACCCGTTAAAAGTTTTTTTGAATTCGCCAAGAAAAACTTGACCAGTATAGATTCAGATACTCAAGAGTATAAAAATATAAGAAAGGCGTTGAACCTTGTTGAGAAGATTCAAGATGCCGACGAAAACGTAATCGACACCATAGATAATATTAAAGACCGAGTGTTTAGAATCAAGGATGATAAGATAAGCAAAAATAAAAAAGGTTTTTGGTTAAGAATGGATCTGGTTCAGGATATCATAAACGCATTTTTTCAGATTACCATGGAAAATCCGAAGGTTGCCATAATACGAAACTTTGATATCATGCAGACAAGAATGTCCGCGAATCCATTTGTCAAATCAACCGGAAAAGATGGTAACGTGTTGGTACCAAACAAATATGCACCAAGGTTCGTTTATGAGACAGAAAAAACTGCGGGGGCAAAGAAACCAACTCAAGAAGGTGTATATGATTTGCTGTTTAAAGAAAAAATAGACTCTTTGAAAAAAGAATATAACTTTGATACTTCATTTGATGATCTACAGAAAGTAATAAACAAAAATGGACAATCGTTTCCAGTTTATGATAATCTCACGATAAATGACGAAGACGGAAAAACTGCACAGATATTAAAATCCGGATATTGGGGAAATTTAAAAGACTTATTTATAAATGCTGAGTATTTCAAATCGTTGGTTGAAAAAAATGATTCTGTGTTGAAACTTATAGAACAATTGCTTCAAGGAATCAACGAATCTCTGTGTCAGATATGCCAGCTTAAATTGCAACCGGCTGAATATGGTAATTCAAAATATTCAGTTTACGACGAAAACTTGGCCGGAATATCAACAAAGAACGATGCTAAACTTTTACCAAAAATAACTTTGGGGGCGATAGACTCTGCATTTTTAAAGAATGTATCGTTTGATGTGAAGTTAAGCGCGGAAATGATGAATCAGTTGGTGATGCAAAGTGCCAATCCCGAGCAAGATCCAAACGGATCAACGTCAACAAGCAACACAAAAGCCACTCCTATAACTAGTAGATATTCTGCGGGGGATCGTTTGTATCGCAAAGGAGAAATTAAGACCATTATAACGTCCGAATCTTCAGCCGTAGTGGAAACACCAGAACAGCAAAAAAAACGAGTTACACAGGAACAAACAGTAAAAAACAAAGAAATAGAAAAAAAGAAAACCGCTAGAAGTGAAAGTAATGACAACTTTTTTATTTATTACGAACCCAACCCGAATGATCCAAAAAATCCAATAAGATACTATTTGTATGAAAAAGATAAAGATTTCCTGAACAATCTTCTTACTTTACCTAATAAGAAATCTTCATATTTAAATAACGCTATTATGCCGGGCACAACACTTACACTCGAACTACTGGGTATATCTGGAATAAATTATCTTTCGCAGTTCGTGATAGACCATGCGCCGGACGCATATAATTACGAAAACGCGGTATGGCAAATATCGGACATCAAGCAAACCATAGAAGATAAAATGTGGACAACGACCGTTACGGCACAAGTAAGACCACTGACTGTATTATGATATATAACAATACACTACCAATTCAGTATGGAGCTTTCTCTGAAATAGGAGGTAGTTCTAATGTAGCAAAGAATAAACCAACTCCGACAGTAGAAGATTATACAAATGGATATATCAACAGATATCTTGTCAAGAAAGTTAACGAAAATTTTATATTCGAAGTTTCATATATAACTACGCAAAATATCAACACAAACTTATACAAATTTGTTGAAGTAAAATGGAGAATATCTGGTCCAAAAAGTAATGTGTACAAGAATGGTATTCTTGATAAAAATGGCGTAGAAGAGTCCAACAGATTTGAAATTGACCGAGTAAAAAAAGAAGAAGGCATCGATCTGTCTACTACACTGACTAACTTACTTGAATATTGGCGTGGTAGATAAAGTTTGACAAGTATGGCACAAAAGTCATAATGACCTTGTGCGTATTATAGAAACATCGGATGACCTGAATATACTATTATCTGCTTTGTCGGCAGAGCACGTATATATTCATCCTGTTTATACAGATGATGAAAGGCATGTAAGCAACAACAACTTGTGCTTACTTTTCTTCTATTTTATGGTAAGCGAAGAAAGTATGTGCTTACCTATCAAGCATAACGAGTGTATTTGTATCAAAGATGGATTGTCTAAAGTAACTGACGCGATCAAGAATGCAACAAGATACAACAAGATTGTATATGACAAGAAAAGTATGATTCAGTTGTTTGGTACTGATCTTGGGTTTGTTGATATAAACATATACAACTTTTTGGAGAATGGAACTTTACCAAGCGAGATTCAAAACAGTAACGCATCAACTTTCATACATAGTAACTTCAAGTATATGAATAACTTGAATGTGTGCGTACCTGTGTATAAACACGCTAAAGTATTCAATGAAGTTGTAGATAAGATCAAAAAGATTGCGTACCAAAGCACACTTGAAAAAGGATTTGTATTCACCAACAACAATATGACTAAGTTGTTTGCCAAACTTGAGTCTTATGGCTTGTGCGTAAATGATGATTTTACGGATGTATTTGGCGAGGAACAGACCAAGCATATGAAGAACAACCTTGTGTTCTCACAATATAACCTGCTTACTTCAACGGGTAGACCGTCTAATAGATTTGGCGGCGTCAACTATGCTGCTCTGAATAAAAATGACGGTAGCAGAGATTGTTTTGTGAGTAGATATGGCGAGGATGGTATGCTTATAATGATGGACTATAATGCATTTCATCCAAGACTGATTGCTCACCTGTCAAACTTCCAGATGGATGCGTCCGAAAATCCATATGCTTATCTGGCCAAGCATTTCTTTAATAAGCCTCACGCAACCGACGAAGATATTGCCGTGGCTAAAGGATTTACTTTTACTCAGATATATGGCGGCATAGACAAGAAATGGACGCATATTCCATACTTCAAGAAAGTGCAGGAGTATATTGATCATCGCTGGAAGTTCTTTGAAGCTAATGGTTATATAGAAACTCCAAAATATGGTCGTAAAATCAAGCACTGCCATATTCAAGATCCTACGCCAAACAAACTGTTCAACTATATACTACAAGCGTTTGAAACAGAAATGGCGGTTGATGTGTTGGGTGAGTTAATAAGCTATCTAACCGACAAGCAAACCAAGCCCGTGTTATATACATACGATAGCATATTGTTTGATGCGCATAAAAGCGATAAGATGCCTATTATAAAAAAGATCAAAACCATAATGGAACGAGACAAGTTTCCTGTAAAAGTGTATGTAGGTAAGAATTATGGTGATATGAAACAAGTGTCTATATAATATTTATAATATACCAACTTTGGTGTATATATCAATATTTATATATTATGGATAAAAGCAAGATTATAGACTATATTATTAGCGAGTGGGCAATGCGATCTCCCGATGGGTTGGCGGGAGGGTATGACACAGATGAAAATCTAAGCACTCTGGAAGAAATCATGTTGATGGAATATGGCATGAGTGGATATGAATTTGATATGTTGCTTGAAACATTGGATGAAATAGGTAGACCATATGATCCAAAATTCTTAACAAAAAATGCAGACGGTGAAGTTGTGTTTGGTGGAAAATTTAAACACCCGAAATATCCTCCGGGTACAAAATTGGCCGACGTACTTGCTGGTAAAAAAAGAATAATGAATTGGGCTAAATACAACAAGTTGCAAACTACAAAAGCACTATCAGACAAAGAACGAGAAGAGCGAATAAATAAAAATAAATATGAAGACTTTGCTGCACCGAATGGAAAGAGAGCGGGGTCTGTTGGGGCTAGATGGATAGAAAAAGCAGTGGCATCTACCGGTGAAGAAGGAGAGCGTTTTTATAATGCATACGATACAATGGAAATGGACCAAGCGATTGCCTCGTATAGCAATGGGCAATATGATAGAATTATTGACGCAATTGAGGGTAGCGGAAAAGAAAAAAAAGGATTGGGTAGAGGTGAATTGTTTTTTGTATGGTTGATGAAAGGATATAAATCCGGAGGAACGGCTGAAGTAGATCTGGTGTTTGGCAGTGTTGAAAAAGATATCGAGATGAAGGAGCTTACTGGAAAGAGTAAAAAAGATGTGGTAAGTATTAGTGCTCCAACTTTGAAAGGGTATTACAACACTAGGTTTAGAATAGGTATAGATGAACTGGCGACGGAAATAAGAAAGAGCGGTAACAGCGGAATAACTGCGGAATCACCAGATAGCTATGATTTTGAAAAAAATCCATCGCTTGCAACATTTTTAGTTCGAGTACTTGAAACGTATCCGGGACCGTCCGAAGGAGACCGTGCCAAAATGCTTCGTTCATTGGTAAACTTCTGTAGCTTGTTAAGAACAACCGAAATGCCGACAAATTTATTCAATGCATTGGCTGAGATAGGAGTAAAACTTGGTTCCGTCTCAAGTTCTAAGACGCAACCACCGCCCGAACCAGAAACTCCACGGACAGCAAAAGCAGTTATTGTAGTTGCTGGTGAAAAAGAAGAATTTGCGATTGATCCAAACGATGCAAAAAAAGAGATTGATGCAATAGTAAACAATCAAAAACCGGATTTAACCCTGAAAGTAAAATCTTCAGTCGAGAAAAAAACTCAAAAAGACTATGAAGGAGAAGCAAAAACCCTTATATATTTTAAAGAAAAATACACGGTAGATAAGATTTCTCAAGAGTTACGGAAATTGCTAAAAAATAAGTATAGTGGATTGATTGTGATAGATAAACGGGCTGGTAACAAAGCAAGATTTGTAAGCGCAGACTCAGAATTTATGTTTTTAAATCTTGGACTAAACAAGATAAACTTTGTTCTACCAGGAACAACAGCGCCTAGCGACTTTTCAGAAGATTAAAATTATATGAAAAATATAGAAAATTTCATTTCATCGATCATAAGCGAAGCTTCGCTAGACAATAGAATACCTGACGGTATCGTTGATATCAATAATGTAAGTCATATAATGGTTCTAGCAGAAATCGTGTATGATAGATGTGGAGATGAAGAAGTGGTGAACGAATTTTTAGAATCAATGATTGGCGAAGGAAAATATCCAGAACGACAAGCATTTAATAAAGACGGTTGGCTTGTTACATTCCCATCGAAAGAATATCGCGATGCTGCGCTTAAAAAAGGAACCCATTCTGTTTCTGATCCCACACACGGCAAAGGCGGAATGAACTTGTATTATAAGAAAAAAGGAAAGCAAAAAAGACAAACGCAACAGAGCACCTCCACCGTGCAGTCTACTGACAAATCTACAGCGCCGGTAGCAAAACAACAAGCTTTGTCCACCACGCCAGTAGATAAAAACGCTGAACCACAGTCGCAGAAACAACCAACACAACCAGACACTAAAAGCGCAATATATAGTACAGTTGTGGACGATGAAGTTGATGATGGACCAAAGACGCCAGTCGTAAAACCAACGATGGCTAAAAAACCATCACCTAAACCAGAAGAACAACCAACGCGGTCAGAAGAACCATCAACAGAACCGACACAACAAGCACCGGAGATTGATGTACCGGTAGTAACAACGCCGCCAGAACAATATTCGTCGGTCTCAAAAAAATTTGCGGAGAAAAAGGGATGGAGATCTGAGTTGTATGGTGAATATATTGATAGAGAAGGTAACACCGTAGCTGTTGTAGGGATGAGTGGTGAAATTGTACCGATAAGAAGTATAGATAGAGACGAATATAAACTATTCGCGGAAAAATTAATCTAATAATGGCCACAGGTAACGCACAACTGCTTTGTACTTTCACCAAGTACAACAATTATCAAAACGAGATATTTGCGTTATCTGAATATTATAATATCATAGAGAAAAAAGTATATGTGTTGCAAAGCGGATTGAATAAAGAAGATGTGTTTTTAACATATAACTCCGAAAAGAACGGTAGTCAGTTTTATCCCAACACCATATCTGTTCATCGTAAAAAGGAACACAACATCATTTACAGCATAAATGCACTCAATGAATTGATCAAGGAACAGAACAACGGATTTATTTCCAACACATATCAAATAGATTGGGGAATGTACAAAAACTCATTTATCACGGCCAGAGATGGTAAGGTGAAAATCACGCCTACAAGATTGCTGAAGATTTTCCAAATAACTTAATATATCCGAAGAAATGTTTTTTTGGATTATAGTTATATTCACTTAACGAATGACTGATTAACGATTGAAAAAATGATTGCTATTATTTATAGATTGACTATCACCATTTATTGAGCCATTGTATTCAACATTGACCTAGTTGAGTGCAAACAAAATTGGTCAAACATTAACAATTAACTAATTAACTAATTATGTCATTAGATCTAACTAAAATCAAGTCGCGTCTTGAGTCTCTCAAGAGCACGCAAAACAAGACCACCGCCGTGTGGAAGCCGAATCCGGGCAAGAACGTAATCCGAATTGTTCCTTATGCCCATAATCCCGAGAATCCGTTCATTGAACTGCTGTTTCATTATAACATGAACGGCAAGACATATCTCTCGCCTGCGACCTTTGGTCGTCCTGATCCCATCGTTGAGTTTGCTAACAAACTCAAAAAGAGTGGAGACAAGGAAGAGTGGAAGACGGGTCGCTCACTTGAGCCCAAGCTGCGTACATATGTACCGGTTCTGGTTCGCGGGGCAGAGCACGAGGGGGTGAAGTTCTGGGGCATGGGTAAGCAGGTATATCAAGAAATTCTTAGCATCATTGCTGATGCTGATTATGGTGATATTACTGATCTCAAGGCCGGTCGTGATATCGTTGTTGAGTTTAAGACCGCCGAGGAAACTGGCAAGTCTTTCCCTGAAACAACTATTCGCGTCAAGCCTAACCAGACCCCCGCGTTTGATCCCAGCGACGCCGCACTCAAGGAGAAGGTAAAGAACCAAAAGAATGTTACTGAACTTTTCCCAGAGTTGTCTTATGAAGAACTTGCTTCGGTAATGGATACTTGGCTCAACTCTTCGCAGGAAAATGCTGAAGACGCCGAGCCTGCTGCAACAACGGTAACTGAAGAAACAGAAGCCGCCCCCGCAGCACCTGCACCAAAGAGTGCAACCGCAAAGGCTGCTGTAAAAGCACCTTCCAGCACCAAGGCAATTGCCGACGAATTCAACGATTTGTTCAACAGTTAAGTTGAACGGAGTAGTAGAAATAAATGATGATGTGGTGCTCCAGATGGAGTACTGGAGCACCACTTATCTCAAATAATAACATTTATGGAAAAAGAAAAAAAGAAAAAGCCTGTTGAGGTTGAACTGGAAACGAACAGGGATGAATTGGCTGAGTCTATTGCCGAATCTCTTAATAAGAGCGGTGATGGTAAAGTTGCGTTCTTTTTGGACGCGGAAGATGACCCATCTCAAATCGTTGACTGGGTTTCTACAGGAAACAGTTTGGTTGACTTGGCAATCGCCAACAGACCGAATGCCGGTCTACCGGTTGGTCGAATTACTGAACTAACTGGACTTGAAGCATCTGGAAAGAGTTTAATGGGTGGCCATTTGCTCGCCGAAACACAGCGTAAAGGCGGTATGGCTGTATTCATTGATACAGAATCATCCGTTGATCGTCAGTTTCTGAAAGCTATTGGCGTTGATACGCAGAAGATGATGTACATTCCAGTCGAAACAGTCGAAGAGATCTTTGACAAAATTGAAGAGATTATCGCGCTGGTTCGTAAAAGTAGCAAGAATCGTTTAGTCACTATCTTGGTTGACTCTGTTGCTGCTGCTTCTACATCAAAGGAAATTGCATCAGACCACGGTCAAGAGGGGTTTGCCACGGGTAAAGCGATCATCATCAGCAAGGCGATGCGTAAGATCACTGGTCTTATTGCGAAGCAACGCATTTGCTTGTGTTTCACAAACCAACTTCGTCAGAAGGTGGGTTTTGTTGGACTAGGCGATCCATATACCACAAGCGGAGGAAAGGCTCTTGCTTTCCACGCTTCTCTTCGTCTTAGACTGAAGAGTATTGGGCAAATCAAGAATGGTGATAAGGAAGCTATTGGAATCAAAACCAAGTGTACCGTAGTCAAGAATCGTATGGGTCCACCTATGCGATCTGTTGAATTCGATATCTTCTTTGATCGTGGTATTGATAACTATGGAAATTGGCTCGAAAAGCTGATTGAATGGGATATTGTCACCAATGCCAAGAAGGTAAAGGTTGCTGGTGAAAAGAAGACAAAGAAGCAGTTGGAAGAAGAAAAAGAAGAAGACAAGAAGGCAAAGAGCCTACAATTCATCATGGAAGTAGCAGGAAAAGATCCTGAGACCGTCGTGTTTGAAAAGAAGGACTTTACCAAACTGTTGAACGACAGAGCAGATTGTAAGGAATATCTTTACAATAAGATCTGTGAGGACTTCATCATGAAGTACAAGAGTCCAGAAGCAGGATCAGGAGATGACATCTCTTATGATTCTGGTGCAGAAGGAATGGACGAATAAAATGATCGTGTGGAGTGAAATACCTCCACACGATTCTTATATCATGCAAGAGGAAACTAAAAAGAAGTTCACATCCATCTTTTCGCAGATCAAGTCCGAACACGCTAATTTGCCAGTAAATACAAAGAAGGATAAAAACAGCGATATACTTGTTGTTGATGGTACAAACAACTTTATTCGTTGTTGGACTGTTGTTCCCACATTAAGTGATCATGGAGATCATGTAGGTGGAGTTAGTGGATTTCTTACCAGTATTGGATATGCAATAAAACTATTGCGTCCAACTAGAGTAATTGTGGTGTTTGATGGCAAGGGTGGTAGTCAACGTCGCAGAGACATATATCCTGAATATAAGAACAATCGCAAGATGTCTGTTCGTGTAAACAGGGCATATGAAGAAATGAGCGATCCGCAAACAGAACAAGACGCGATGATAAATCAAATGGTAAAACTAATTGATTTTCTTCGCAGCCTGCCTGTTACGGTCGTATCTATAGATTATATAGAAGCAGACGATGCTATTGCTTATATATCTACGCAGATGTATCCAAACGCCAAGATTACCATTATGAGTGGAGACAAGGATTTTTATCAACTCATCAATGAAAGAGTGAATGTATGGAGTCCTATCAAGAAAAAGATATATGGTATACAGGATGTAATCAATGAGTATGGCGTGCATCCTACCAACTTTGTATACTATCGTGTGCTTGAGGGAGATTCTTCAGACAATATTGATGGCGTAAAAGGTGTTG